GAACACTTACACAAGACTATTTCAGAGGTTGAAGAAATAAGCCTTTCAGAGTATTATGAATGGATCGCATACTTTAATATAAAGCAGGAGCGCGAAAAAAATGGCAGTTGAAAAGCTCACGTTTGAGATGAATGCTGTCGGGAATGCTGTTCCTGAGATGAAGAAAGTGCAGCAGCAGCTTGGTAAGGTTGATAAGACCATGAAGCAAGCTACTGGCAGCATGGGCCGTTATACTGCAGCAAATAGAAATGTAGCAAGAGCGCAGGGTAATCTAACTCGTAATCTTGGTATGGCTTCTTTGCAGTTTCAAGATATTGCTGTGCAAGCATCTATGGGTACTGACGCCCTTAGGATTATGACGATGCAAGGTCCTCAACTTGCCTCTATATTTGGTCCTAAAGGTATGATTGTTGGTGCGTTAGTTGCCGTTGGTGGTGCCATAGCGTTAATGGGTAAAGGTGCTTCAGAGACATCATTCGATTTCAAGAAGTTTGGATCTGATATTTTGGTTTCGCTCAAGCCTCTTCAACCTTTGTTCGATGGTATTAAGTATGCATTTGGACTATTAGTTGATGGTCTTATTTTTGGCGCTAATAAGATAATCAATGGGTTTCAGTATTTAGTTGCTGGCATTGGAGCTTTAGGCGCTGCATTTAAGGCAGAACTTAATGTGATGGGAGATCGTTTCCACTTATTTAATTTAAATGTCGAGAAAGGCGTTAGACAAATACAAAAAGCCTTTCAGCAAATGAAAGACTTAACATCAGGAAGCGCTGCACCCGGATTTCTATCTCCTGTTCCTGGTGATGATCCCACAACAGCAGTTCAAGATTATGACGTGCTCATACAAAGCTTAAACAGCGCGATACATTTTACTGGTAAAAGAATTGACAATGCTAATACTGGCTTGAAAGTTATGTCAGATGCAATGAATAATATTAAATTCATTGACATAAATGACTACTTTACACGAACTGCAGCCACAACAGAAGAAGCTGCACAAGCATTAAAAGACGCTCAGAAAGCTACTCAATCAATAGCAGATACTATGAAAACAAGCATGGAAGATGCTTTAATGGGTATAGCTGATAGAACTAAGACTGTTGAAGATGCATTCAGGGCTATGGCAACTGACATTATTCGACAATTGTATAGAGTGCTCGTAGTTCAGCGAATGGTTGGCAGCTTCGATGCTGCGACTGGTCAAGGCACGGGTATCGTTGGCGGAATAATGGGTCTTTTCGGCAAGAGAGCAATGGGTGGCCCTGTGTCTGGCGGGAGACCCTACATGGTTGGCGAGCGTGGCCCAGAGCTTATCGTTCCAAGCCGCAACGCTCAAGTCGTGCCAAACAATCAGCTTGGCGGTGGCGGCGTAGTAGTCAACCAAACAATCAACGTCTCCACAGGCGTACAGCAAACTGTACGTGCTGAGATTAAGCAGTTAATGCCACAGATAGCAGACAGTGCTAAGGCTGCTGTAGTAGACGCCAAGCGGCGTGGTGGATCATATGGAAGGGCATTTGCATAATGGCTATCAGTTATCCTTTAGCGCTGCCTACGCATACGGGCATATCTCAGATCGAACTAAGGGCGACTAATGCAGTTGCATATAGCAGATCGCCGTTTACCTTCGCGGGTCAGGCTCACGCTTATGCTGGTAAGGCTTGGCAGGCAGATGTTACATTGCCATCCATGAAGCGCGAAGACGCGGAGAGATGGGTAGCTTGGCTCATTTCGCTGAAGGGCCAGCTAGGCACGTTTTATCTTGGTGATCCAGCCGCGACTATGCCACTAGGATCAGCGCGTGATACCGATACAATCTTAGTTGATGGCGCTGTATCATCTGGTGATACGATTGCCATAGAGAGCGCACCAGCAAGTCAGACTGATTATCTCAAGGCTGGCGATTATATGGAGATTGGCACAGGCGTAAATCGTCAGTTATTCAAGGTGCTGAATGATGTTGATACGGATGGCACAGGGAGCGCTACAGTAGATGTTTGGCCTAATGTGCGCACCAGTATAGCATACGATGCTGCTGTTACTGTGCAGAGCGCTCAGGGGATCTTTAGACTAGCAGGCAATGAGCAATCATTTAGCATAAATGAAGCCAGCATATATGGGATAACATTCGGAGCGATAGAAGCAGTATGAGCCGCACAGTACCATCAGCGCTGCTTACGGCGCTTAGCCAACCAGAGGTTCAGCCATATTATGCGGTTGAGCTTGATTTTGATACGTCACCAGTTCGTTTATGGACGGGCTACGGTGATCTGACCATTGGCGTTGATACATATACTGGATCTGGAAACTTGCTTTCCATTGGTGGTCTTGAAGAGGTCAATGATTTATCAGCGAAAAACATAACTCTAACGTTATCTGGTGTGCCTTCTAGCTTGGTTTCTATTGCATTGACTGAGCCATATCAAAGGCGTGAAGCTAAGGTTTATTTTGGCACTACAGATACATCATCACCTATAGAAGTATTCAGCGGTGTTATGAACACCATGAGCATTGAGGATAGTGGTGAAACAAGTGTTATTACTGTTGCGGTTGAAAGTAAGCTGATACGCTTAGAAAAAGCCAGCAATCGCAGATACACCCATGAAAACCATATTTCCCGTCATTCTGGCGATACGTTCTTTTCATTTGTTGCTGACCTACAAGATAAGGATGTCGTATGGGGCAGAGAGAGAGCTTAAATCGCTACTTGAAGTCAGTAAGTGATATTTCTTTTGAATGGGGCAAGAATGACTGCCTCACCTTTACCAATAACGCTTACAAGGCCATGTATAATGAAGGCTGGGCTGATGATTGGCTTGGGAGATATTCACAGAACCCTAAGAGAGACACGCTTAAAAAAGAGTTTGGCTTTTCGACATTTACGGAAGCAGTAGATAGTAAGTTGAAAAGAGTAGAGTATGTGCCGCCATTGGGGGCGCTTGTTACAACTAAGCAAGCTAGTAGATGGATTATAGGGGTAGCAATGGGAATATGCACAGGCACTAAGGCTGTTTTCTTATCAAAGGAAGGTGTGCTATATTTGCCCTTAGATTATATTCACCAAGCATGGGTTAAAGAGATATGAGCAAATACAGGCTAGGTGATTACACAATAAAAAACTGGAATAGCTGGGATAGAGTTCCTAGAATGCCAGATGCCATAGCTGCTTATATAATAAGTGCAACTGGTGCTACGGGCTTAACAGCGGCAGCGATTACAGTTGGAACTTATGTAGCTGTAAGTGCAGTAACCTCTTGGGCATATATGTCCTTGATGCCTAAGCCAGACTTAGGACAGGCAAGCTCTGGCAGTATCCTGGTCAACAGCCGTGAAGCTGCTGCTGCACAAGACTTTGTATATGGTAAAGTTCGTAAGGGTGGTGTTGTTACCTTCTATGAAGCCACTGGCACAGATAATACATATCTGCATCAAGTTATTGTGCTTGCGGGTCACGAAGTAAACAGCATTGGCGACATCTACATAAATGATGAGGTTGTCAGTATTGATGGGAACAATCTTGTCACTGGCGATACTTGGCAGAATAAGATCCGCATTAAGAAGCATGATGGTTCACAGACTACAGCAGACAGTGACCTTGTATCTGAAACCAGCGTAGACAGCAATTTTAAGGGCCTTGGGATAGCCTATCTGTACGTCAGGTATGAATATGACCAAGATGTGTTTGCTAATGGTGTGCCGCTTATAACGGCTGTGGTTGAAGGCAAAAAGGTATATGACCCCAGAACAGCCACAACGTCATACAGCAACAACTCTGCTCTGTGTATTCGTGATTTCCTAACGTCCTCCTATGGACTGTCTGATAGTGCCATTGACGATATATCCTTTGCTTCTGCTGCTAACGAATGTGATGAAAACGTAACTCTAGCTGGTAGTGGTACAGAAAAGAGATATACGTTAAACGGTATAGTCAAAGCCGATAGGTCGCTTGGTGATGTCTTAGGGGATATGGTTACAGCTTGTGCTGGTACTTTATTCTGGGGGTCAGGTTATTGGAAGCTAAAGGCTGGTGCGTATTCATCACCAGTTAAGACCCTTACATTAGATGACTTGCGTGGGCCTATAAACCTACAGACCCGCATTAGTATGCAGGATAACTTCAATACTGTTCGTGGTACGTTTAACGATGCAGACCAAGATTGGATTACTGCTGACTATCCAGAAATAACCAGTGCAACATTTAAGACTGAGGATAATGGCGAAGAGGCTTTACTAGACCTTCAACTACCATTTACCACAAGTCCAGCAACAGCCCAGAGGCTTGCCAAACTAACGCTCTATCGGGGTCGTGAGCAAATGACCTTAAGTGCAGACTTTGGGCTTGAGGCATTCCAGATTGAAGTTGGTGACATTATTGCATTTACCAACAGTAGATATGGCTTCAGCGCTAAAGAGTTTGAGGTTATTGGTTGGCGGTTTGCATCTGACCAAGACGCTGGTGACTTGCGTGTAAACCTTACGCTTAGGGAAACATCAGCAGCCGCATTTGACTGGAACGCTGAAGAGACAGACATCGTTAGCAATAATTCTACGCTCCCAGCATTCACATCTGTAGCTGCACCAACAAACCTTACGCTTTCAGCAACTGCTGTTATCAATGATGACGGGATTACCATTCCTGCGATTAAGGCGTCATGGGATGCTTCAGCAAATGCTTTCGTTCAGTATTATGAAATACAATATAAGCGCTTGGGCGGCGAAGAAGATTATGACAGCATTGCCGATGCTTATACTGAAAGCGAAAACTGGGGAAGCATTACAGTTACTCCAACACAGACAGCAGAAGATTATGGCTTAACCAATGAGCCAATTCTAACGCCAGATGCGGCGTTTTCGTCGGTCTTTGGCTCATCTAATTCATTTACCATTGAGCCTGTTCTGAATGGCTATGATTATCAGGTTAAAGTCAGAGCTATTTCTGCTTTAGGCGTTAGATCACCATTTGCCACAGCACAACTTGCCTCACAGGGTGATACTACTCCACCAACCACACCATCTAACCTATCTGCTGTCGGTGGCTCTAAGTATATTACAATCACTTGGACAAACCCTGCTGATCAGGATCTTAGCCATGTTGAGGTTTGGGAGAACGACAGCGACAATCTAAACACAGCTTCGCTTGTCGGTGAAAGCTCTAGCAGCAACTTTATGCGCCCAAATTTGGCGAACAACATAACCAGATACTATTGGGTTCGGGCTGTAGACTTATCACTGAACAAATCTGGCTTTACCTCTAGCGTTAATGCAACAACGCTTCTGGTCACGCCAAATGATTTCAATGATGCTGTCAACGATCTATTCAGCGAGAGTGGCGCGTATGGGATTGAGCCAGTATCATCACTGCCCGCATCAGGTGCATTCGATGGCAAGCTTGTTTTGCTTTTGCCAGACATCACTATTTATCGCTGGGATCAGTCAACTACGTCTTGGTCAACAGAGGTATATACAGAAAGCTCTGTCAGTGCTGGTGACGTAACCTTTGCATCATTTGCATCAGGTATTGAGCCAATTAGCATTGTCTCTAGTCTGCCCACCGTATCAGGCTACACAGGGCCAAAGATAGTCTTACTGACAACTGACAATAAGATATATCGCTTAGATGGTAGTGCTTGGACAACAGCAGTCCCAACGACTGACATCACAGGCACTATCGGTGAAAACCTGTTTAGCGATGATCTAAGACCAGTTGAAAAAGTTAATGCACTACCAACCACAGCCTTAACGCAAGGCCGCATTGTTCTGCTGACTACCGATAACAAGCTGTATCGCTATACAGGCAATGAGTGGACATCTGCTGTTCCGTCAACAGATATTACGGGTCAGGTGGCAAGTAGTCAGATTGCAGATACAGCTATCACAGCGACTAAGATCGGCGCTGATGCTGTAACGACAGCTAAGATTGCTAATGACGCTATCACGACTGACCTTATTGCCGCTTCTGCTATAACCTCAACTGAGGTGGCCTCTGATGCCATCACAACGCCTAAGATTGTAGCTGGTGCAATTACCGCTACAGAAATAGCAACTGATGCTGTCACATCTGATAAAATCATATCAAACGCCATCACAACGGCTAAGATTGATGCTGGTGCTGTAACGGCGTCAGAGATTGCTGCTGGTTCTATCACCACAGGTAAGATTGCCGCTGGGGCAGTTACGGCCAACGAGATTGAGGCCAACACTATCACGGCTACTGAGATTGCAGCGGGTGCAATTAGTGCTAATGAAATAGCCGCTAACACTATTACCACTGGCAAGATAGCAGCAGATGCCATCACAGCTAATGAGATAGCAGCTAACGCAGTTACAGCAGATGCCATTGCAGCTAACTCTGTCAGCACATCTGAATTAGCGGCAGACAGTGTTACTGCTGGTATTATTGCCGCTGGTGCAGTTAGCACATCTGAATTGGCTGCTGATGCTATTACCTCAGATAAAATAGCTGCTGGTGCTATCGTAGCGGAGAGCATTGCAGCGGATGCCATCACATCAGCTAAGATCGGCACAGATCAGGTTACAGCTAACAAGATTGCTGCGTCATCTATCATTACGTCTAAGATCGCCACAGGGGCCGTTACAGCAGCTAAAATCAGCGTGAATGAGCTATCAGCTATCTCTGCTGATCTTGGCACTATTCAAGTTGATACAGCTAATATCGCTAATGCTGCGATTTCAACCGCGAAGATTGGCAACAACCAAGTCACCCTTCCTGAGTTTGTAACAGGGCAAGCAAATATTATAGTCACCAGTAGCACTTATCAAACTGTGGCAACTTTAACGACAACGCAGTCAGGTGCGCCCGCGCAGGTATTAGGCATGACAACAGTTACGCATACCAACACCTCTGCCCAGACTATTGGCAACCAATACGGCGTTTTTTCCATTAGACTTTTAGATAGCCTTGGCACTTCATTGATAGAATTTATAGGTACTTATGTAGGCGGCATAAACGCTGGCGCAGTAATATTGCCAAAGCTTACAACCTACACAGGTTCCAGAACTTTCTACCTACAAGTAAAGCGCGAAACTACTAGCTCGGCAGCAAGAATTTTGGTTTTGCAGCCAGCCATCAGTTATTTGGAGTTAAAGAAATGAGGATCTTTACGATATATGATGTTGAAACTGGTGAGATTAAAAGACGTATTTCTACGAGCCAAGAGGGCATATTAATAAATGTCTTTGATGGGGAAGATTACATTGAGGGCGAATATTCTGATGAAACCTATATTGTCGTAAATGGAGTGGCTCAGCAAAAGCCCAAATCAGAATTAGACGCTATCGCTACTGAGCGAGCGACTGCGCAGATGAAGATCCGGAGAGATATGCTCCTTAACGCATCTGACTTTACGCAAGTGCCAGATGCTCCTTTTACATCTGAACAGCAGCAGGCATGGCGAGTTTATCGTCAAGCGCTGCGTGATTTGCCTGATAATATTAGTGACATCTTTAATATAGCATGGCCTGTAGAGCCAAATTCGTGATATAAACGCTTCAAGGAGTGACAGCACATGACCAAACAGGTACAGCGCCGCAGAGGCACAGCAACGCAACATACGTCCTTTACCGGCGCTGAAGGCGAGCTTTCAGTCAACACAACCAATAAATCAGTTCATGTGCATGATAACGTCACTGCTGGTGGCTTTGAGGCTGCTAGGGCTGATATGGATAACGTTACATCCAGCAGTATTCTCACGGCGGCTGGCATTACAGCTACCACTGCTCAGCTTAATTATGTAGATGGCGTTACATCAGCCATACAGACGCAGCTAGACGGTAAGGCTGGC